TACCTTTACCAAATCCGATTGCTGTATATCTAAAATTAAGATCTTTAAAATTGTTACTTGAATCCCTTACCTCAATTACGAACTGTGTTGAAGTAATTGATGTAATTTTAAAATAATCTCCTGTGACTGCACCTTCTAAAGTTATTCCAATTGTTGGTAAAAAATCAGAAGTAGATCCTCCTTGTATAGTTCCAGAGCCAGTGAAAAATGGTGATCCAAAAGTCACTGTTTTAGCCGAAGTTCCAGAGGCAATAGAGCTATTTACTGTTTCTGTTCTTCTTTTAACACTTGCTTCATAGCCTAATTCTGTGACATTAATATTTTGTGCTGGGTCATCAGATGTTAATTCAGTTTTAAATTTAAAACCTCTTGCTGTATATTCTCCATTTGCAAAAGTGTTAAATTGAGTAAAATTAGCACCATAAGTACATGAAGTGCCACTTGATATTGTTGCACTTGCACTTGCTGTTATTGTAAAAGAGTTTTCATCAGGAACTGTTTGTATTTCATAATTACCATCAGTTGCAGATCCAGCAGTAAAATCTATTACAACAAAATCGCCAACAGAATATCCGTGCGAGGTTTTGGCAATAGTAATTGTAGTGCCACTCTGTCCGTAGGTTGCCGAAACTGAAGTTGCAGGGTCAATATCAGTTGTTGCCACCAGCAGTTTGGCATTTACGTCATCTGCTTTAGATCCATCAAATTCAGTCCAAGAGTCTATGAGGGCAGTTCTTGAATTAATAAGATCGTTTGGTAAAATACCAAAAGTGAGAAACCTTCTTTTAAGAGTCAAGTTAAATATTGCACCTAAATCAACTTTATTTTGAAATTCATAAGATCCGCTAGAGCTAATTGGCCCTGCAAAATCAATATTTGATAAATCATCAATATTTTGAAAAACATCATCTATCAGTAATGTTCCATCTAAAAGCAAACCATCAAAAGTAGCATCATAAAATGTATTAACTTTTTCACCTTGAAATGGCGGTGAGTCTGTATCTTCTCGTTCTGTTACTATTACTTGATTAGGTTGTGGATCTGGTTGTGTAACAATTACTTTTGCTGCATTTTCAGATTTTCGGCCACCATCATCAATAAATTTTATTAGATATGTACCAGTCAAAGCAGGAACTAAGGTTTCAGTAACATTTCCAGCAAGTTGTGGGATTATTTCTGTAGCATTTTCAAATGTAGCTGTTGTTCTATTAACAGAAGGAGTATGTCTTACAGAAATTGTTCCCCCATGCAAAACGTCAACATCAGTAGATGGATTAAAACGTAATCTTACAAACTGATCTGAAACAGGTTCAATTGTAAGTCCACTGGGATCTGCTGGTAATGCTGTTTTACCAACAGCAAAAAAAGTAGTGCCTGTAGTCCCTCTACTTAAAACTCCTAATGTATTAAATGATTTGATTGAAATAAGATATTTTCCTGCTCTTGCTTCCGATAATTCAAAACTTGGTCTCGCAACTCTTATTCTTTCGGGATTATCATTTTGAAAACGAAATTCCACTAAATATTCTTTAACACCTTTTACAGGTTCCCATGCTATAAATAATTTTGAAACAGCCCTATCATTAGAGACAACTATTTGTTCTGTTACATTTAAATTTGCTGGTGCTGGTGCTTCGTCAATTAAAGTTGTAATAGTTCTTGGGTTAAATTCAACTGTTGTATCTTCTACTTGTGCGTATTTGTTAGGGTCATGGAACACAGCAGTAATTGTATATTCAGAATCATTTTTTTCTTCAATACTTACAACTTTAAAAATTTGGAACTCAGTAGTTGTATTTTCTATTGCCCAAACACTGTTTGCTTGCGGAGTTGATGAAAAAGCAGAAGAAACAGTAATGGTTGTATCTGATATGGTACTAATAGATCTGGTTTCAGTTGATCCATCTGATAAAACAACAGAAAGTGTTGCTGAATCTGAACTTGTTAAATCACTATTTCTTGCATCATCTACAACTATTTGTGTAGTTGAAACACCTGTTTTTATTCTTCCACCCCTGCGAACCCCTGCCCTTACAGAATCTGCGATTGCAATAATTGTTGCTGGTCTAACAATCACACCAGCTTCTAAAGTTGTTGTAAACGTGACAACTTCTGATTCAAGTAAATTTGAATACAGAAACCATCTGCCAAGACGATTTGCCTGACCAATAGAAGTGCAAGCAAAAGCTTTTATAGTTTTTCTAGTTCTTCCGAATTTGTTAATTGCGTCTAATCCACTTGAACCAGAACCCAAAGCAGTTATTTGATCTGCGGTAATTAATTCATATTCCATTGACTGTGTTTGATTGTCAAAATATTGAACCTCTACTTCTGTATATTTAAGTCTTGATCCTTGATTTTGATATGTAAATCCTTCCTCAGTTACGTTTGAATTATTAAAAACATACTGTGGATCAGATGTATTTGTTGATGTGTCAGTGGGTCTATCTTGAGAAATTTGCAGTTGACCATTGCTGTAAAATGGCATCGCATTCATTACAGCACAAAGATCATTAATAAGGGTGTATGCGTCTTGTTTTTGATTTAAAATTACATTACAGCTGAATCTTGGCTCCGTTGTATCTGTTATTGGATCAGTTATTAAAGTGCTTGCATAAGCACTAGCAGAATAGAAACTAAAAACATCAAGATTTTCTTCCTGCACTATTCCATCATCACCTCCAAAACCCTTATCTGTTGTCAAAATGTCATATAAAACCCATGCTGGATCAGAGCACCATTCTTTATCTGTTTTAAATGTTCCGTTGAATGTGTAACTATCTGGATAAATAACCCTTCCATTTGTACTGTCAACAGTTGTATCATGCGGAACCTTGATCTTAGTGCCTTTGATGCGGTACATCCGCCTCGGATAGCTTTGAAATTCCTGTGCATTGAATCTCAAGGCAACATAAGAAAAACCCTGATAGGCACTTGTGTCTGTATTTATTTCTGTATATGAGAGCCAATTTGTTGAATTTTGTAACTTTGGGTCTGTACCATCATCTGTGTTTCTAATTACGGTTAAAGTCAAAGGAAAATTCATCGCCCTTTCAAAAACAAGTTCATAATCTTTCACATAAGGACTTGTAGCCTTTCCGTTAGTAGCATCTAAAATTACAGGATTATTAACTGTTCCATTGTTTTCAGTTATTCTTATTGAGATTTTTGCTTCAGCACCTTCAATATTTCCGTCATCTTTAAATTCTTGCAAAGAAGGGAATTGAATCGTAACCCTTAATTTATCAACATCAGTATTTGATATAGTTCTTGATAATCCAGTGCTTGTTTTTACAGTACAATCACCTTGAAAAGATGTATCCTCAAAAGTTGTATTTATTACAAATGAACTCGTTGTAGGTATAGAAAGAATATTTTGTGTCTGAGGATTATCAGTTTGAACAGTTCCAGCCGCTGTTGTATTTGTCCATTGAACAACCTCTCCAATAGAATAACCATGTGCTCCACCTGTTAGTGCAACAAGCATTTGATTTGCACCTAAATTAACAGTTACACCACCGACACTTGTTGTTTGTCCACCACTTCCAGCTAATGTATAAGTTCCCGAATTTTCTGTAGCAAAAGGGGAATTTGTAAGAGCAACTCCAACAGGAATAGTATTTTCTATGGCATTTATTTCTTGTAACGCTTCTTGGTCGCTTGCTCCATTTTTAAAAAATACTTCAACATCCGTAAAATTTTCATCACCTACCGAATTTTGTAATGGTGTATTATCTAAAAAAACATTTTTTCTGAACGTATCTGTTCCAGCACCACCTTCATCAAAAATTGAATCAATTTCTCCGTAGCCCAGCAAATCTAGTACTGTTGCAAATTGCTTTGATCTAAGACCACCATCTATTAAGTCAGGATCAACAACTCTTCCATCTGGTTCTCTACCAAATAATTGATCTCCACCTTCGACTTGTTTTACCATTAGCTGATACTTTGTTTGATTTGGGCAGTGTCAGTACCTGCACTAATAACAATTGAACCGCTAAAAACAAGACCATAAATTATTGGAATAGGAACACCGCTTGTGCTTACGTTTTGTATTCCAGTAAATGAATATGAACCTCTCATCCTTGGGTCAATATCACTTACAGATGATGCGTTTTGTGGTGAATTTTGTGGTGAAATTAATTCTGTAACTCCTCCAATTATCATTGAAGTTCCTATCGTTGTAAGTGCTGTAGTGACAACAGTAGTTACTAAAGCAGAGCCTACAATACCACCGACTAAAGCACCAACTGTAGAAGCAGCAGCAGTAGTTCCAAGCCCAACCAAAATAGGAACCAAGGGGCCTGACCCTGTTGCAACTGGTATAATTTGAATATCTCCCTGTCCAGACATCGATAAATAATCTTTGGAAATAACTCTGCCACCCATTTTAATATTATATATTTGATCGTTCATGTGTTTTTGCAAACCTTCAAAGTTTGCCATCAAAAAACTTATAGCCTGTTGCGGAGATTTTACAGCAGCTTCAAAGTATGATTTACCTAGAAATTGTCTTAATTTTCCATAAACTTTTATTTTTTTAAGCTGCATATCTATAAACCCCCCTCAATGCCTGTTGATATTTTAAATCAAAAAGCTCTCTACAACTTAAAGATTTGATGTTGTGGTTTAGTATCATCATATCTCCAATATAAACAGCTACATGATCTAAATTACCTGTTGTTGATTTAAAAAGTAATACATCACCAACTTGAATATTATCTTTTGTTTTTTGTTTTATAAAATTTGATTCTGTAAGTACTTTATCAAAATATGGATTTTTACTAAAATCTTTCAATGTTTTTGGTCTAGGCCAATACTTAATATTTATATTTTTATTTTGTTTTAGCCAGTCCGTTACGATAGACCAGCAATCATATTTTCCCCATATAAACTTTCGCCCAATAAGTGAAGGTGCTTTCCAGCCAGAAGGTCTTAATTGTTCCCAATGATCATGTTCAATACTATAAATAAAATATGGGAACCCTAAATGTTCACAAGCAGCTTTGTCTGTTTCAGATGGCGTGGCCGCCCCTACAGGATGGCTATGTATTACACCAAGAATTTCACCTGTATCTTCACATTCTGCCCAGTCATCAGGATCAATAATAAAAAATTCAAATTTTCCCTCTGCAAGATTTTTACAAGGCCAAAAAGTTTCTTTGCCATTTATTATTGCCAATAGACCACACGCCTCCTCTGGTAATTGTTCTTTTGCATATTTTTTAAAAGATTGTTTCCAAGACATATTAAGCATTTACAAAAGTACCAACACCAGCAAAATCGGCTCTGGTAACAAGTTTTTTCGGGGCAGCAACACCAAACAAATCAAAAGAGCCTACCATTTCAAACTGTACAATATTTCTATTTTCAATATTTTTTCTTTCAATAAAATAAACTTCTCTTGGTAACTCTGCTGAAGCATCTGGTGTTCCAAAAGGATTAACACTACTTGGAAAATTTGTCGCATCAAGAAATCTACTTAGAGTGCGTCTGCGTATAACTTTAGCCCCTGCAAGATCAGAAAATGCTGTTGTTTGATTTGTCAGTTGAAGTATGTCAGTTATAGTTCCTAATAAATTTGAAAAAGTAAGAGTCGGTCTTGGTAACTTTCCCTTACCAGTGTATTTAAATCCAGCAGCTTTCACAGGCATTCTTGAATAAGTGTTTGATTGCCAAACAACATCAAGACTATCTTTCATATTGTTGCCAGCATGAAATAAATACACAGTTGGATTTGCAATTGTTGCATTTACATTAAAAGATACATTTCCACTTGTTGATTGTGAAGTTGTACCAGTAACTGTAAAACTATTTGTTGCAACTGTTTGAATTGTGTAGATTCCGTCAATACCATTTCCAGAAGTAAAATCAAGGCTTAAAATTAAACCAGCAGAAAAACCATGTGAATTAAGTGTAATAGTAATAGTTGATGAAGATTGACTATAAGTAGCTGTTTTAGCAGATTTTGTGTAGTGAATATCAGCTTTTAATTCAACAGAATATAATTCAATAATTGATTTATTAGATAATTCTTGTAGTTCGGCTGTTGGTGTAGACATTTATGGTTCAAAAACCTCCCTAAATGTTGTACTTATTATTGCTCTGTTGTTGTATGGAATAGTTTTTGTCCAAGAATCACAAACATATTGACCAGCTCCAGATAAAGTAATCGAGACATTTCCACTATTTGTAGCAGAATTAGCGGCTGATACAGTGAAAGTATTAGAATCAGCAGATGAAGCAACAGCAAAAGTACCATCAGTCGCAGATCCACTTGTATAATCAATTGTCAGAACATCCCCAATAGCAACTCCATGTGAGTTGATAGTGATAGTCACAGTAGTTCCACTTTGCGAATATGTACCTGTTTTTGTGAAACCTTCAGCAGGTGGTGTGAATGTAAAACTTGCCTGATCGTTTACTCTACTTCTTAAAAACCCTTCTATGACATCTGCATCAGTTTCAGACACGTTGAAAGTAAGATCATATATTTTTGGATCTTGAGATAAGGGAAGGCCATATAATGCTCTAAATTCATATCCATCGCCAAGCGCAGTAACCCTTACTTTGGGGTTGCTTGTTTTTCTCATTCCGTAGGTCGGAGTAATACTTGGAAAAGTAGCCATTATCTATTTAATAACCCTCCAGCCCTTGATTCATCTATTATAGTTGCTTGCACAACACTGGCAATCAGACCTCCAAGCTGATCTGCTTCAGATCCATTGCCTTGAACTGAAGATCCTGAGGCGTCAACATTAACAGTGATCATGTTATTAGTTGTACCGCCACCACCGATTGCATTGTTAGGAATAATAGTACCAGCAGTACTTGGAACAAAAAGTTCTGGCCCTCTTTCACCAACAACTGAAACCTTACCAACAGGAGGTCTACCACCATTAGCAAAACCAGCTCCACCCAAGCTTGAGATGAAAGGTATAGAATCAAGCCCTCCACTACTTACACCACCTCTAGTAAATAAACCACCTAAAAATCCTCCTATATCTCTACCAATACCAGAAACAGCCCTTTGTATAGCCACCTCAACAAGTTTACGTTTTAAATCATTTAATACACCAATGGCCGCCTGTGCTAATGTTTTTGTTCCCATCACAGCATCGGTAAGACTTGATACAATACCATCTTCTATTCCTTGACCTATTTCCATAAATTTTTCTTTGAGTTGATCAGTTTCTGTAATCGCTTCATTCAGAATTTCAACTGATTTATCTAGTGTCTGATTAAAAGCATTTGCTGCATCATTTGTCTCAATTATTTTTTCTGTTTTTTCTGTTTGTTTTTGATTACCTTCTTCAATTAATTCAACTTCTTCAAAAGATTTACGTCTTAACTTTTCTCTTTCAATATTTACTTTTCTTAAAATTTGAAATTGTTCTTTAAAAAATTTATTTTCCTCTTTACTAGCAAAAATACTTTCACCTTTAAAATTAGTGCCAAATTTTGTTGCTGTAAGTGCTGCTGCGTCATCTCTAGCCTGCATTTCAGCTTTATTAACATTTCCTAATCCAATTTCATTAATATCTCCAAATCTTTGAAAGATTTTTTCTATAGCGATCACACCTTGTGTTGCAAGATCTAATGCACCTTTTATTGCTGGGGATAGTTGAGAGCCAATAGTTCTTGCCAAACTTTCAACTGAATCCACCAAAGTTGACAGTTTTCCATTTAAAGTTGTTGATTGTGAAGAAGCACCTTCAAAGAAAGCTCCACCTTCATTTGTTAAATTTATAAGTGCCTGATTTACAAGATCAGCCCCAATTTTTCCTTGTCTTTGTGCTTTTTCAAATGCCTCACCTTGTAAACCTGTAATATTTTTAAGTTCAGTTGTTATATCAACTCCTCTTTCTAATAACTGTAAATTTTCCTCTTGTTGCAATTTTCCTTTTGCCCTTATTTGACCAAAGGCTGTTGCAATACCTTGTAAATCTGCACCTGTAGCCCCAGCAACATCAGCAAGCCTTTTTGTGGTATCCACTAATTCATTAGTTTCAAAACCAAAAGCCTTTAATCGTTTTGTTTGCTCTATTAGTTCACTACTTTTAAAGGGAGTAACAGCACCGAAGTCTTGTAATTCTTTTATTATTTGATTTGTCTTGGAAAGAGAACCAGTAAGGACTTCTAAACTTTTTCTTTGAGTCTCAATATCAGCAGCATTGATGAAAACAAATCTTACAGTTGCTAGAGCTGCCAAAGCCTTTAATAACGGCATCAAAGATTTATTTAATGTTGCAAATCCACCACTTGCTGATTTTGCAGCCCTACCTGATTCTCTTATTGATCTGTTTGATTTATTTAATCTATCTTTTAGTTTATCTGTATTTCTGCTTAAATTTTTTGTTGCATCATTCACTCTTTTAAGTGGAGAGATAGCATTTTGTGCATCAACTATTAATTTGACTGTTGATTGTGCCACAAATACAAATAACCTTTATTATATATTACCTTGTTTTGTTCTTTTGACGATTTATTTCTTGTTTTTGCCTGTCATTTTTAACTTCATAATATGCAGCCCAATGTATCAACTCTTCCTCTGTAATACTTTTTCTCAATTCAATTATAGTTTTACCTAATTCTGTTGCGAGAAAAAACTCAAAATTCAACCAGTTATCTCGCCTTATTCGTTTTTTGCTGAATCAATATCAACTTGTATATCCATCATAAATAACTCAAGATCATTCAAAACTGCCTCTGGTAAAAATCTCTGTAAATTTTCTGCGTCAGCAGAATGAAAAGCTTTTGAACCATCTTCATTCTCTGCAAGTTGACAAAGAAGTTTTGTAGATATTGTCAAAGCATCATCTGTTCCAGCAGCAATTTGAGCTTTCTTTCTATCAAATCTTGTTAATGGTGGAAAATATATTTCTTTTAACAAATCACCATTTGGCTTTTTTAGTTCATATTTTCTTCTTGCGGTCATTACATCGCTAAAAGCCTCAGTAATGAGATCAACGGTTCTTTTTGTTGGCATGAATTAAGTGCGAAGTATTTTTAATCTACTATATATCTGAAGTTATTGCACCTGTTGAGATAAAGGAGATGTTTATTTCTTGAATTTCTCCAAGAGTTGCTCCATATTCTGCCCCTGTAACAATTCCAGAAAAGCCAAACTTTTTAGAACTTGCAGAACTATCTGGGAACAACTCAAATAATGCGTCACCAGCATCACCTGTTGTTAATATATCTTCAACAAATGACAAGTAATCAGAGTTACCAGCGTTGTCATAAATAAGAGTTGCAGAACCTTCCCCAGAAATAAGGCCACCAACAAAAGTTTTTGAGGTATCACCTTGAACTGTGGTTTCTTGAGTATCTTTAGTAATTGATAAAGACCAATTTCTAAGA